AACGTGTACCGCATTTAGTGTTGCGCCTGGTGTTGGTGATGAGATAATTGTTGTTCATAGGTCAATTATAGCTGATCAGCTTCCGGGTGCGCTTCAATATCACGGAATTATAGCACTTACTGGTATTGACGCTTTAGGAGCACTTGAGACACCTGACGATAGTTGCTATGTTCTTGGATTGCGGGGTTATGGTGATGATCACTTTACTAATTGTGGTTACGTCTTGAAAGTTGTGAATACTACTGATGGTGGCCCTCCGATTGGTGAAAAGATAGTAGTGATAAGCGATGTAAGCGTGTCGGGACTATTCACTTTTGGTATTGCTGCTGATGGGGGCTATGCCTTAACCGCCGAACTTGACGCTGGAGATTATGTTACAATCGTTGACGGTTCGATTGCCAACAGTGATCGCTCGATTCAGAATGGCGAGCCGTTTGTTCAGCTTGGAACCGGATCAACGACATTGCACTTTGCCAATGAGCTTATCGGTTTTGGTGATACTCCTCAAGGCGCTGCTTGGTTGAAGGGTGATAATTACTTTCTTGAGGTTCTTTACAGTGCTGGCGGTGCGAATGGTCAATGTCGTCAAATTACAAGTTACAGTTCTGCTACCGGCGCAATTACAACTGACGCTTTCTCCATAGCCGTTGCAACAAATGATATTGTCCGAATTGTGAATAATCAGCAATCTTCGTTTGGTAATATGGAGACTGCTGCTGCTGCTGGAGTTCCTACCGATACAGACCTTTCAATGGGATATCTTAAACAGATAATTAACACCAATGAAGGCACTGTTGGATTACCTGCATATCCGAATTTTGCTCAAGGTATTGCTCCTGCGAATGATGTTTCATTAGCGGAGGTAATTGCCCGTAATCACTGGATTGTAACTCGTGATAGCGTGTTGATACTGGCTAATGCTGCTTTACTTGCAATTGCACAGGACTCACTTAATGAGCTTATTCCTTCTAATGTCAACGAGGCTACACAGCGTGATACGGTATTAACACTTGCAAATACGACTGCCATTGGTGTCGTCCAAGATAGTATTGATGCCCGTATAGGATGGCTTGGTATCCCAGGTGCTCAGGTTGACACATGCACAACCGTTGATGGAGGTGTTACCGCTTGGGCTGTAGGTGCTCATAGGCTGTTCACCGTTACCGAATCGGTTTATATTCATGCAATTTATGGCATTGTTGGTAATACTCTTACCGAGTCCGGTATTGATGTTACTTTCAGTATTGGAGTTGCTGGTGGTGTTGACGGATTGATAGCAGTGACCGATCCTCCTACTGATCTCGTTGCTGGCGATGTGCATACGAATTCAGGAACGGCATCACTGATTCCACTTGGAACACCAAGTGATCCAGTGTTGGTTCATGCTACAGACATTGACATGAATGTGATTGGTGGGGATACTGTGAATGACGGATATATTACTTACGTCGTTGTTTGGTCACCCGGGCAGCCTCGACTTGGTGGAGCTGCTGGCAATCTTGTTCGAGCCGTGTGGGATTGATGAAACACTTGATATACATATTGGCAGTCCTGCTTTGTTGCGGGGCTGCCTATGGACAATCTCCGGATAGGATTCTTACTGATACCAGTATCTGACGATGGTTTCTTAGAAATGTATGTAGCACCATGACATAATAGGGGGAGTAGTGCTGCATCAATTTGACCCACTCTCCCCACACACAATTTAGGAGGATGATTGTGCGAAAAGTTATAGTAGGAATGTTGTTGCTCATTATCTGGCTGGGGGTCATCGTGATCGTTCAATCGGTAAAGATTGACGCTCGTGATGCACAGATAGTTGACTTGATCAACAACTGCACTGAGCTTAATCAGGCATACGAGAATGCTGTCAATGCTGACGATAACGCTGCGCTGATCTCGTTATTCAGGGAATTGCTTCGAGGCATGAATGATAAGGATGGAAGTTTTGCGTTGATCGAGTCATTCCGTGAACTCCTACGGGAGTATGATGGATACGAGTACGAATAACTGACTTTGCTAATGGGTAAGCGACACCCGCGTAACACAAGCCTTGCAGGGCTTCCGGGCGCGGGCAGTCCACCCATTAGCAATCTTTGTGGAGATAAACGATTTTGATAATAGCGATATTACTAATGGCATTTGCAGTAATGACACAGGAACAAACTCGAATAATCGTTGAGCGTGAGTATGCGCTTGAACAGTTGCGAGAGATGTATCCTATGGATTACTATCAGCCTAATACGAAGTCTATAGGCATTCATAACGACCCTTACGATACTCTGGTGATATTCGGTGGCAACAGGTCAAGTAAAACCTATAGTACCGCCACAGACCTTGTTATGGCTTCTATGGGTACTCATACAATGGGTTATCAATATCGTATAGGGACAAAGAATAAACCACTGCGAATCCGTGTTATAAGTAAACCAGACAATATAAAAGACAATATTCAACCATTATTGAAGTTGCTTTTTCCAAGAGACAGTATTACGTGGGGCGGAAAAAGTGGGGCGGATTATCACAGAAGCATGAGGGTTAAGGCTCCCGGATGGTGGAAGCGTCAACCGTTCTATGCGTATTGGGATTTTAAGAGTATTGAGCAGGACATAGGTACACTGGAGTCTGTTGGTCTTGATGTGATTTGGAATGACGAGCCAATGCCACTCAGTTTTTACTTTGCATGTGCAACAAGGATCGCTGCTGACTGTATTAAACCACCACGATTGATATTTAGCCTGACACCGCTTGAAGGCGCTAACTGGATGAGTATGGAGTTCTTTGAAGGTGAACAGCCTAAATCGAATATTGGCTATCATGTATTGAGTATATGGGATAACTGTAAATGCAAGACACCGGATGAACATGACTTTAAGCCTGAACCTGGCAGGATGTACGATAAGGAGGGCTATTGCTGTTGTAATAGGGGACATCTTCATAAGACAGCTATTGATGTGATGCTTGATCGGTTAAAGTCAGACCCGCTTGAATATCAAGCCCGTGTTGAGGGCAAGCCGATGTTTACTTACAGATCAGTATTCCCGATGTTTAAGCGTAAGATTCATGTATTTGATCCAGCAGAGATGCGCGGTTGGGTTAATAAATTCCGACCACCACGAGGCACTATCTATGTAGTTGTCGATCCTCACGAGGCACGTCCTGACTTTATGCAGTTCTGGGTTGTTGATCCTGACGGCATGTTTTACCTGTTGGACGAATACCCTAATTACTTTTATGGTAAGTTCAAGGGGCAACATTACGAATCTATCAGACATACACCATTGACACCGATTGAAACCGCTAAGGTGATTATAAATATATGCCAAAGAAGAATCGAGCTTCAGGTAGCTCAATGTATAATCGATCCACACTTTGCCGGTAAGACATACAATCCTCGTGATGTCGATAAAAAGACAGTGGTGCAGGTATTTAACGAGGGGCTGTATAAGGTAGATAGAGAGTTTCCGCACTTTAGTCTTGCAACGGTACACAAGGACAGCGAGGGCGAAATATCAGCGGGATTAAAGGCATTGCGTGAATTGATGTACGTAAATCCCAATAAGCCGATTGTCAAGGGTAATCTTCCGGGAATACAGATTTCAAAGTGGTGCGAAAACAGCATACAGGCTCTTCTTAATCACAGAAGAGATAAACCTTCAGACAGGGACGGAGCGTTACCGTTTGGTGTTCGTTATGAGGAGAGATATAAACACGGTGTTGATTGCGCAAGGTATTTTATCGGCGCAAGTCCCGTTCATATATTGGAGGCTCGATATGATATTGACGACGGTAGTGGTGAATCACCTTCAACGTGGGCGGCATAAATGGCTATGAGAGGAATGCAACAGAGGGTAAAGCTATATGATGATGAGGGGTCGTCGTATAATCCTGCTTTTAGTAGAAAAGATGGTTCCGGCTACGGCTTAGATGATCGCAAGAAAGTTGAAAAGGTACTGCGTCTATGGGATTATGGTAATCGGGAGTATGCTGATTTCTTTTTAAGGCAGGAGCAATGCCAGGAGTTTCTTGCTGATAGGCAATGGACAGACGAAGAACTTAAATACTTCAATAAGCAGCGCCGCGCACCATTAACGATTAACATAATGCGTACCTATGCAATGCAGGTGCAGGGATTACATAGGTCGTCACGTTCAGACGTTAAAGTTGATGCGGTTGATCAGGGAACAGATCCGCAACTTGCTGATATTGCACACAAGTTAATATCGCACGTCAATCATGCAAATCGTAAAGAACGTGTGAATGCAAGGATATTCAATGACGGAATGAGTGGTAAAGGAGATTGGTACATATATGAAGACTTTCATAACGATCCGCTCGGTGAGGTAATTATTGAACGCATGAATCCGTTTGCAACCGTACATGACCCGGAATTCCTTGATCCCCGGATGAAAGATTGTAAATGGCAGATAGTAACAAAGTATTTCACGGCAAGAGAATTAAAGGCACGTTACCCGGATGCAGTCAAATCGTTACAGTTTACGAGGTCAGATATTGAGGACTGGTGGGAGGACTTGACTGGCATATTGCCGATGTATCAGGGCAATCAAGGCAATCTCGTTGACTTTAAGAACGCCACGTATGCTGTAAATATCGAGTATGAGCGTACTCAACGTAAGCAGTTATACATGATTAGAAATAACGGTGAGTTGCTGGGTGAATTTCCATTAAGCAAAGACAAGATTAGTAGATTTCACGAGTTGTATCCAGATATATATGTGATCGGCAGGCAGAAAGAGTATATGAGTAAAAGCGTCGTGCTTCCCTATGGATACAAGATACTGGAAGAGGACGAAACTCCACATAGTTGTTATCCGGTTATACCGTTTACGTCACTCAGGCAGGGGCTTAAAATACCTCAGTGCTCTTCATACAATTACTCGATGGTTGGATTACAGCGTGAAGTGAACATGAGGCGGTCTAACCAGATGGAAGCGGTGATAAAGTCAATACGTGGCGGGTTCTGGATACCTGAAGATAGTGGTAAGGGAGCAATATTATTAAAGCAAATAAATAAAGATGGTCATAAAATCGGACAGTCATACATTGTTGGTAATGCTGGTGAGCCAAAACCGATTATGGCGGCTAATGTAATCAATGGATTGCACTATCTCGAAGAGGGCGCTGTTCATTATTTTGAGCTTGTAACTGGATTATCTGTTCAGTCGTTCGGTGGTAATGATCAGCCTGGCGAGTCGGGTGTTCATCGTCAGCAACGCAGGGAAGAGACACAGACAACATTATATCCAATGATTGATGACTTTAACGAGGTTGAGGCGTATGTGGACGAAGCAACTCTTGAGCGAAAAATAAATCAACTTAATATTCCGACAGCGATAAGGATTATTGGAGAGGATGGTATTACGCCGGAGTTTGTTGAGTTGACCGAATCAATGATTAAAGACCTGAAGAATGTACAGAAGTTTGATATAAGGATTGACGAGGGGCCGTTTAACATTACACAGAAGCAGTCAGAGCTTGATGAGATGGTGAGTCTTGATGAAATAACGGTCAGTACTCATGGAGGTATGTCTGCGCAACTGATTGATCCTGGCTTGAAATATAGAGCATCAGACCTACCAAATGGTCGCAAGATTGGTGACGATGTAAGTAAACGCCACATTGCATTATTGAGTGGTGAGGGAGAAGAACCGACTGAAGACCAGACGGCTTAGTTACAAATCTGTAGCCCTTAACCGGCTTACTACACTGTATTTGTAACCCTGTCTATTTCATAAATAAATCAGCTTACTTCATTCCGGGAAGCCCATTACGGCTTACTTCCCTTAAAGATTGAAGCCTGAAAGGATGTGTACCATGAGTATTACGAAAGAGGAACTTGCTAAAGCGCAAGGCTGTAGTGTTGAGGAAATCGACGATGGAGATATTGTTGCTTATGAAGAAGAGTACGCAAGTTCTCAGGATAGACCACCTGAAGATGTGGACGATGATATTGAAGTTGAAATCAAAGCTGATGACGATATCAAGATAAAATCTGAAGCAGATAAGGTTGTAACTGACGATACCGATACATCTACAGAAACAAAGGATGAGCTTCCTGACGAGTTTAAGGATCGCTATGTATTGAAAGAAGCTTTTACCGATGGCGATCCAATCGGTGACAAAGATCATCCTCTTCATCAAATAGCTGTAGAGAATTCTAAGGCTACTCGTGCAGCAATAACCGATAAGCGTCAGGCGGAAACCGAGCGTGATGATGCTATAGCTGCGCTGGCAAACATAGATGTTGATTCGGAGAACAATCCGAAAACTGGTGTCTATGGTGGTAAAACGATTGATGAAGCTCGTGATGACGGCAAAGAGCATGAGTGGTATGATGATCGTGACAGTTACCGCGCTGTTCAGAAAGAGAAGGAACGTCAGAAGAGTGCCAGAGATGTTTCAGATCGGGAATACGAAGAAAGAAAGAAAACCTTCTTTGAAACAAACCCTGATATAAACCAAGAGGAGTTTCTTGGTAGATACGATTCTAATCATGGAGGCACGATCAGCTTTGAGCAATGCCAGACACTTGACAGCGTTAAATCTGGTGGTGGCATTGAAGCAATGTTGAAGGTTGCTCGTGATGAAGGATTTGCTGAAGGTGCTAAGAAGGGCAGTTCTGATACGCTTTCTGTTGTCAGTGAGAATACAACAAAGACTGACGCTATCAAAGCTTCTGATGGAAAGTCAAAGAACACCTCGTCTAAAGGCGAGTTCAAGCTCAAATCAGCTATCGAGATGCAGTCTATGACAGACAAGCAATGGGACGAGTACGATGCTGAACTCAGAAAAGCAGAGGAAGATGGAAGAACTCCCAAAATCGGTGGCTACTAAAACCAGTAAGAGTATGTTTTCTCTATCTGGTCAAATTCAACAACTATTATCATAAGGATAGAGTAAATGGGTAGATTAATGACCTCAACTGACCGCGCTATGGTTATTGCGTATCAACGCAGAATAGAGCGGAGGGCGAGGAACCTATATATGTGGTCTCGCTTTACACATACAACCAGTCCACAGACAGAGGCTCAGGCTGCTCGCAAGATGTGGCCACAACTGAACGCCAATGCTATTATCAACGTTATTCCGTCATCATTTGCCGGAACCGGTGACGGTTCAAACAGGGGTGGTGCTGAACATGCACGGCTACCAATGGTTGATGAAGTTTACGGTAATCCTGTTCTTGGGGATACGACCGTAAAAGGAACTGGTACGGGACAGTCGATGAGATACGCTGATGCGTATGTGCATCGCTTCAGAAAAGAGGCTATCGCCGAATTTGGCAAGAAATCCATGCAGTTACTTGGTTCATGGGGACTTGATCTTGCTAAAGGTGTTGGCCCGCAACTAATGGACTGGCACATGCGCTTTGAAGCCTCAAGGGGTATTCAGGAAGCGTTTCTGCGTGGTCATTCATGGCATATTCTGCGTGGCACTGCTAATGCTGGATTGGGCGTAACAGGAAGGATACACAAGAACCTGTATTGCGCTGGCGTAACATCGGACGGTACGTTTAATAGCAATTATCCAACATGGAGCGGTACTGCGTCAACTTACGAAGCTGCTGCTGCAAAGCATGTGTTTGCTGTATCTGCTGGTGCGTCAGAACATCAAATGTCAGCCAGTTTACTTCGCTCTCTTGAGAAAGAGTGTATGAAGAAACGGATCAGGAAGGTAAGTTTCGGTGGCGGGAAATCCGCTTACGTGATGATTCTGCAGCCCGATCAGTACCACCAGTTACTTGAGGATTCAGATTTCGTGAACTCTCTGCAAGATTGGGCTAATACTGATCAGTCGAAGATATTTACCGAAAGTGCGGAAGCGTACTATTCGGGATTTGTTATCTTCAGGTCTGGATACGGTCAAGGTGGCGGATTTACTATTTATCCGCACTACTATTCTGCTGGTGTACAGGAAGTAGGCTTGACTTACGAGGGTGTAACAATTGATAACGCAAACAAGTTGTACTTCGGGCCTGTTGAGACGCTTACTGTTGCTCCATTTGTAGGAGAAAAAGAACCCACAAACACCGATAATATCGAGAGTGATACTATTGCACAGACGGCACTTCGTCATCTGCGTGGTGGCATGATACTCGGTGCGCAGGCAATGAACGGAATCCTTGTTGAAAGCCCTTCACTCTTGAAAGAGATTGATGACTATGAAAAC